AGAACGCTAGCCCGATTGCACAAGGCAACACACGCACAGGATCAGGAAGACGTGGCCGTTACATGAAAGGCCGTTTAATTTATCGTGCATGGGCTGAGGATGGCGGCAAGACCAACGCAGCAGTAATTAAAGCCATCGAAGGCGCAGCAGCTAAGTTTAGAGCGAGAGTAGGTCAATAATGGCAACAACAGACTTAATGATTGGTATTGGCGCTGAATACAAAGGCAAAGCAGCGTTTAATAAAGCCAACAAGGATGTTCTAGGTTTAGGCAAAGGCGTTCAGAATCTTGCTAAGGCTTATATTGGTTTACAAGGCGCACAAAAGGCTTTCCGTTACGGCCAGCAATCATTAAAGGCATTTGTTGCAGATGATAAAGCTGCTAGACAACTAGCACAGACCGTAAGCAACTTAGGTTTAGCCTATGAAGCCACCAACGTAGAAAACTTTATTCAAGGACTAGAAAGAACCTACGCAGTCGCAGATGACCTTCTACGCCCTGCAATGGCTAAGTTAATCCAGGTTACACAGTCATACACCAAGTCTAAAGAGATTATGACAACTGCCCTTAATGCGGCAGCAGGCGCAGGCGTTGACTTAGGCACAGCCGTTACAGACTTATCACAGGCGTACGTAGGCAACCTAAGAGGGTTAAGAAAATACAACCTAGGACTTACCCAGGCTGAACTAGCCACAAAGTCATTCCAAGAGATTCAGGATCTATTAAACAAGACCTTTACCGGACAGGCATCCCTAGCAGCTGAGACTTATGCTGGCAAGATGGCTGCCTTAACTATTGCTTCAAGCAATGCGCAAGAGATTATTGGCAAAGGCTTAGTCGATGCTATTTCTAACGCTTTCGGTAATGGCGATATTGACAAAGCCACAATGCAGATTGAAAGCATGGCAAAAGCCGTAGCAGATATTGTTGCTGGCCTTGGCACTATGACTGGCTGGTATAGCAAGTTATTTAAGATTACCAGCGGCTTAGGTTTGTTTGATGCTTTGAACAACAAGCGCAATGCGTTGAAGCTGAAAGACACACCATACGACCCACGCTCGGGCAACATGCCAGACATGTCTCCAGCGGCTATGAAGATTATCCAAGCACGCAAGAAGGCTGATGCGGATGCAGCTAAACGTCAAAAGGAAATTGCTGCCCTAGCGCAAAAGCAAGTTAAAGCACAAAAAGAACAAAATGCTTTAACAAAGGCTAAAGCGGTTCTTGACAAAGCCAACGCAGTATTTAACCTAGATTTAATTCAAAATACAGCCGCGCTTCAAGGCAAAATAACTGAAGATGAAAGCCTTAGACTTAGACTTCAACGCGACATTCTTCTTGGCAATTCAGATGCCGCAGCCAAGTTAGCGCAGGAACTTCTCTCGGTTCAACTTGCCGCAATGATGGCTTCAAGTGTTGATCCATTTGGCAATTATGCAAAGTCAGCAATAGAGGCAATGAAATCTATTATGGAATTGCGCAACCAACTGGCAGCCCTAGGCACCCCAACAATAATTAGCCCTGATGAATTGTTGTCAAGAGACGCTGCTGATGCTGCCAGAGATGCTACAAATCCTGATTTTGCTGGCCTAGATGCTAGAGGCCGCCCGGTTAATGGTGGCTATAGCCAATATGATTCTTCTCTAACCGCTACCGAACTACGCATATTTATAGACCCATCAGCTGCTGCCTATGGCATCAACGCAGCCGTAGTAGGCGCAAATGCCAATGGCACTGCCTCAACCGTGAACCGCAACGGCGTGTTTAGTTACGGCTCATAATGACCTTACCTACCGTTAGCGTTCTCTTTGACTTTAGCAATGGCCCTATCTTTGGCTATTCCTTTACTCTTGGCGATGCTGAGCACGGAATCTTAGGCACAGACCGTTTAGGTGAGAACGCTAACGATATTGTTGATATATCAAGCCAAGTAGGGCGCATACAAATTAGACGCGGCTATGACCTATTGCAAGACCAATTCCAGGCGGGAACAGCCTCAGTGCGTGTCTATGATCCGACAGGTGCCTGGAACCCACAAAACCCTGCTTCACCTTACTTTGGCAAGTTAATTCCCCTACGCAAGATGCGTATTGCTGGCAATGACTCATTCTTATTCTCAGGCTACACAATCGGCTATAACTACACCTATCCAAAAGATATGGAAATTGGCTTTGTAGATATTGAACTTGTAGATGCTTTCCGTCTATTCGCTCAGGCCAATATCACTAGCGTGGCTGGCACAAGTGCTGGTCAGATTACAAGTGCCAGAGTTACAGATGTGCTTAACCAAGTTGGTTGGCCTACATCCATGCGTAACATAGACACAGGCTCAGCAACAGTCTTAGCAGACCCAGGCTCATCACGCACAGCCTTGCAAGCCATTAAGAACTTAGAGTTTTGTGAGCAAGGTGCGTTCTACTTTGACCCATCCGGTAACGCTCAATTCCGTTCTCGCGCTTCCATTCAGAGCAAGTCAGGGCAGAACCCTACTAACTTTGCCAATGACGGCTCAGGCATAGGCTACAAGAACATAGCCTTTGCCTTTGATGACAAGCTGATTATTAACCAGTCATCCTTTACCCGCACAGGCGGCACAGCCCAGACCGCATCCAACGCTGACTCAATTACTAAATACTTCCCGCACTCTATTACCTACACAGACCTTATGCTTCAAACCGATGCCCAGGTGCTAGATGTAGCCAAGATATATGTGGCAACTAGAGCTGAGACCACTATCCGGATTGACGCTATTACTCTTGATCTAAACGCTACCGATGCCGCTGGAGACACAGCAGCTTTGACCCTAGATTTCTTTGACACCATCGCCATTAAGAACGTGGCACAAGATGGCACTATTATTGAAAAGACCCTGCAATGTATGGGCGTTCAACACGAAATAACACCCTCAACTTGGAACACTACCTTTACCACAAGTGAACCCATTGTTGATGGATTTTTGCTAAACTCTACCCTATACGGAATTCTTGGAACTTCCGTTCTGTCTTACTAAGGAGCAATTATGCCAGTCGGTTTTCCAACAAAGGTGAACTACGCCACAGGTGACGTTTTATCTGCCACCAATATGAACGATCTCTCAGGCACAGTAAACCTGCTTGAATCTGCTCAATATGCCGCTGGCAAGAACAATGTGATAAACGGTGATTTTGGTATTTGGCAACGCGGCACAAGCATTACTGCTACTTCAGGGCAATACACTTATGGCCCAGACCGCTTTGCTGTTTATGGTTATGGCGTAGGAACTGGAACAGTTACACAACAAACCTTTACACCAGGAACAGCACCAGTAGCAGGATACGAAGGACAGTTTTTTGCTCGTTTCAAAAGCACAAACACTAACCTTCGTGTTCAACAACTTATTGAAGATGTCCGCACTTTTGCAGGACAAACTGCAACAGTTTCATTCTGGATGAAATCGCCAACAGCAACTTCAGCAGATGTATTTTATGCTCAGAACTTTGGTTCAGGTGGATCAGCCACAGTAGATATTGCTGGTTCAACTATAACCATTTCAAGTTCTTGGGCTAGATACACCCATACTGTTGCAATTCCTTCAGTAGCAGGAAAGACAATTGGCACAAGTTCATATTTAGCACTTCGCTTTGGTGCTGCGCTTAACGTAGATATTGACATCTGGGGCGTTCAATTTGAAGAAGGTTCAACCGCTTCACCATTCCAAACTGCAACAGGAACTAAGCAAGGTGAATTGGCTGCGTGCCAGAGGTATTACTATCGAAACACAGCACCAGGAACTTATGCACAATTAGGTGGTAGTGGCCCCGCCTCAACTACTTCAATAATTTATATGGCTTACAATGCTCCAGTTCCTTTGCGTGTAACTCCATCGTCAGTAGATTACGGCGGGGATTTACGTGCTTATGATGGCGTGAATTATATAACTGTTACATCGGTTGCAACTTCAGGTGGTATTAACAACAATCCAACTTTGCAAGTAAACTCTGCTGCTGGATTTACAACTTTACGACCTTATTTTTTATCAGCCCAAGCAACTGGTAACGCTTATATTGGTTTTAGCGCGGAACTCTAAGGAGATGACAATGGATAAAGTTTCTTTTATTAAAATAACAGGAATAGATGGCGTAGAAGTAGAACACGCCATAATTGACCGAGGCAATGGGGAATTTACCTCAATGCTGAAATCTACTTATGATGAATTACAGGCAGAAGCCACAAAGGTTGTAGATGAAGCCGCGCCTGAGTAAAAGCGCAATACAGCTGCGCGAGCAAATAGATGACACGTATCCGAACCGCGACCGTCGAACTGACGGTTGGATCGGAGACGCTAAACATGACAGTAAATCAGATCATACGCCTGATGCTGCTGGGTGGGTTCGTGCCATTGACATTGACTCAGACCTCACAGACCACAAATCTGAAAGTATCTACCTGGCAGATCAACTTCGTAAGTATGCGAAGTCTGACCCTGCTAAACGAATTAGTTACGTCATTCATAATAAGAAAATCGCTAGTCGAATCCTTAACTGGAAATGGCGTAAATACACAGGAATTAACCCACATACCAGCCACATCCATATCTCGTTCAATAAGGGTAAAGCTGACACAGATGGTTCTTTTTTTGAAATACCTATGCTAGGAGCGAATAAATGAAAAATCCTTATTTCCTAATGTCCGGTGCGTTCTTGTCTGCTTGGGCAGCAAGCAACTTCTCACTTGATTATCGCGCTGTTCTCTGGGCAATCCTTGCCGGAGTATTTGGATATGCGACCCCTAAGAAATGACCATATCTAGCACTCAATAC